CCCCGGCTCGGTTGCCAGCGGCGTGTATGAGACCGGTAAAGGCATCGGGGAACGAGTGGCGAAGGCGGTGGGGTGACCACCGCGGTGCCAACCACATCAAAGCCTATGGGGGATGATACCGACATACTCGATGAATTGATGGCAATGCTGGATACGAATGGGGAGATCGACCGGGCAACCCGTGACCATATCCAGGCCAAAGCCATGATCGAGATCATCCGGCGGGTGCGCAAGATCGAGCGGGAGAGCGTCATTGGTATCTTCCGCCACCGCCCGGTGCAAGCGACGTTGGTGGTTGTTGCCACCTTTATACTGCTCCATGAATTTGCAACCTATATCAACATCGGTATATTTTTACGCATGGCCATCAAGGCTTTAGGAGTGCCTATACCATGAACGGTTTGGGATTTATGATCTGGAAGCTCTCCGCCATGCCGCCGGTGGATACGCTGATCATCGCACTACAGGCCATCGAATGCAAGTGGGTCTCCATCAAAGTCGCGGATGGCATGTATAAGTTCAATGCTCCGAGCGGTGATGCTCCGTTGAAGGCATTCATTCAATCGCTCCAGGCAGCTAATATCGAAGTCGGTGGCTGGCACTATGTCTATCCAACTAGTCCAGGACCGCAAGGCGACCTGGCTGAGGAGCGGCGGGAGAAACTCGGCTTACAGCACTATTTATTGGATGTGGAGTCGCCATGGAAGGGCAGCTATGCTCCGCAGGCGCGAACGCTGTGCGACAAACTACATGGCGGTGAGTTCACTGTTGGCCTCTGCTCCTACCGCTATCCATCCATGCACGATATCCCCTGGTCGGCGTTCCTTAACCACGAGAAGGTGGACATTGCCACTCCTCAGGTGTACTGGCTTGAAGCGCACAACCCGGCGGAGCAGCTCACCTGCTCGGAGGGCGAGTATCGGGCGAAGACCGATAAGCCTTACATCCCCATCGGTCCGACCTTCGGCGTGGCCGGTTGGGAGCCGACCGTCGATGACCTGACCGCCTTTGTGGATACCTGCGAGGCGCGGAGATACCCGGCGTATGGCTTCTACTCGCTGGACTGGATCATCGCCCACCAGCGCACCGACTGGCTGAACGCCATTCACGAGGCCGCCGGAGATGTGCCGCCTCCGCCGCCTGAGCCGTATGAGTACGAAGTAGTCAACTGCACCTGGCTGAACGGCAGGAGCGAGCCCAAAGTTGTGGATGACAACCGGATAGTATCGGTGCGCGCTGGGCAGAAAGTGACCAACTTAGCGAAAGAATCAGGACTGTGGCGCTACTGCGGGCTCGGGCCGATTGTGTGCTGGATGCACGGGGACTATCTGGAGCCGGCCTGATGCCCTTCGTGTCGGAGCGACAACGACGGTGGATGTGGATGCACATGCCGGACCTAGCGCGGAAGTGGGCGCATAAGTACGGATCAAGACTGCGCAAGCGCAAAAGAAGAGCGAGGTATAGAGGTGGCAAAAGCTAAGTACGGCATGATAGCCGAGAAGATGGCAGCTCAGTGGAAGAAGGGTATGATACCCCGCTCGTACCGCGTCGGACTGGGCGATAGCTATTATCGCATCGCCGGACGGATGTACGGCGACCAGAGCATGGCGGGGATGCTGATGGCAGCCAACCGGGATAAGCCTAACCTTCAACCCGGTATGCGGCTGCGCATCCCGAAGCCCAACATGAGGATGCGGCGGCCTCGCTTCCGCATGAGACCGCCAACAGAAAGGGTATGACGATGGCAAGAGCACGCTATAAACCGAAGGGTAAAGTAGGCACAGGTGCACGTTTCCGCCAACTGGAGGGTGAGTTGGGTAAGCGCAAGGGCATTAAGGACGAAGGCGCATTGGCTGCCTGGATCGGGCGCAAGAAATACGGTAAGGTGCGCTTCCAGAAGATGGCCGCCAGGGGTAGATAAAAAAAGCCCGGTCGTGTATCGTAACCACCACCGGGCTGGGGATGAGACGAGTATGATTTGCTCTTACTGGCCTGTTGCCTGTTCGGTATATTCGTTCCACTCATCAGCGATGTCTCGATTGGAGCGTCCGTCGAGATATCCCAGTTCGTTGCCGTTCTGCATCCAGTCCCAGAGATCAGATGTATCACCGGTGCACAGTGGCTCCGTCTCATAATACAGGTTTTCAAAATCTGGTTTTTCTAACATGGTATATTCTCACTCTATATATGCTCGTAGTGCGGCAAAGATCAACTCCCTGAGAGATATACCCTCGTCAACGGCGCGGTGCTTGGCTTGGGTCCACAACTCAGTGGGGATGTCCCGCAACAGATACCCGTCAACGGAGTATTGCTCATGGTAGATACGCCGGGCGATTCTGGTCACGTCCACCAGCTGGCCGCTGGCGTGGAGTGCATCTACTTCGGCGGAGATGTCGGCAAAGTGTTCCCTGCACAGGAGCACCCCGCCGAGACTGCCGTTGATATTTTTGGTGGTGCCGCAGGCAGCGCACGATTTCATGGTTGGCCTCGGCAATACTTAAAGATAGCATCGGTCTTGTTGATGCTTTTTGGTGGTAGGTTGGCATCTGTCACGCCACACGGACCGTACCACGTTGATTGTCCATCGGCAGACTGGTGCTGTCCGCGCATACAACCGGGCCATCTGCCGCAGGAGATTACCCTATCGATGGGCACGACATGATTGTAATTGGTGTTGTAGACGCTTTTGATTATGCTAGTCATGTACTCGTACCCGTCTGATTTTGCCGCAATAGCGGCCTGTAATATCTTGTTCGTGTTCATGTCCTTGTCCTTTCTGTGTATGATTATATTGTATATCATGATTATCGGTTTGTCAATAGGCAATTTATGACCAGGCTGTACCGTAAGTGGAAGGTCTTCGCTGACAACTACCTGCGCCTGAACATGAACGGGACGCGGGCGTACAAGGTCGTTTATGGTGATATGAGTGATGATGTTGCCGCTAATTGTGCAAGTAAATTGCTTAGAAAGTCACAGGTGCAGGAATATCTTACCGAGCGCTTCAAAGAAACTCACATGTCAGGCGAAGAAGTGCTTGCCAGATATGCGGAGCAGGCGAAGGGTGAACACGCTCAATACCTTACCCCTCAAGGGTTGGACATCAAGGCGTTACTTGCTGCTGGTAAAGGACACCTGATAAAAAAGTGGAGCTACTCATCCGACGGCAAGCCGGTGTTCGAGTTCCAGGACGCTCAACATGCACTGGATATGATCGGCAAGCATCTCAAGCTATTTGAGGAGCCGGGTCAGGTGATCAACCTGAACATATCTGGACTGGACTTATTGATCGAGAGCATCTATGGCAGTCGCAACCAGGACAGCGACGATCCGGGTGGATAACGACCCACGCTACCAGCGCATGGTGGCCGAGGCTTGTGCTGCTGGCTGTCCGCGTGACCAAGTGGAGCGGTTCATCCGTGCTGGTTATACTCCCTTGCCTGCCATGCTTCCCTTCCACGCAGCGGCCAGACGAGCGGACCACTCTGACATGGCAGATGAGATCGCCCTGGGTGGCACACGCTATACTGGCAAGACCCACTGCATCATGGCTCAGGTAGGATTGGATGACTGCCAGCGTATGTCCGGTCTCAAGTTCCTATTCTTGCGCAAGGTCATGAGAAGCGCGGCAGAGAGCTTCGAGGACATGGTATCCAGGGTGTTCCGCTACATCCCGCATGAGTACAAAGAGGGCAAGGTCACATTCCCCAACGGTTCCCGCATATTGATCGGTGGGTTCAACAATGAGAGCGACATCGACAAGTACCTGGGTATTGAGTACGACGGACTGGCTGGCGAGGAGATCACCCAGCTCTCGCATAATAAGATCGAGGCTATCTTCGGCTCGATCCGCACTAGCACACCCGGCTGGAGGGCGCGTAAATACTTGGGTTTCAATCCCGGCGGGGTGGGCTACGCTTACATCAAGAGCAGGTTCATCGTTCCCTGGCGTGAGCAACAAGAGCATTGGACGCGCTTCTTCTTCTGCCACTGGAAGGATAATCCGTTAGCTGCTCCTGAGTACATCCGCTACCTGCAAGGGCTGACCGGGCCGCTTGCCAAAGCCTGGCGTGACGGCGACCTGGACGCCTTCGAGGGGATGGCGCTGCCCGACTGGAGACCGGATGACCATGTGATCGCGCCGTTCGAGATACCGTATGGATGGACAAGATGGCGGGCTATCGACTACGGCTTCGTTCACCCGTTCGTGTGCGGGTGGTTCGCCAAAGACCCAGCCAATGGGCGCATCATCGTCTACCGGGTGGTCAGGCACCAGTTCCTATCCGACAAGTTCCAGGCGCTCACCATCCTGGAGAGCACGACACCGCTGGAGAAGATCGACATCACCTACGCCTCCCCGGATATGTGGCGCAGGCAGGCAGGAGACAAAGGGCAGGTCACCACGCCAGCGGACAACTACAAGGACGCCGGGTTGATGCTCACCAGAGCGGATGACGACCGCATCAACGGCAAACGCAAGCTGCACTCCCAACTCGCAGACCTGCCGGATGGCAGACCGGGCTTGCAGATATTCTCCACCTGCACGTCCTTGATCGAATGCCTGCCATCCCTGGTATCCGACCCGCACAACCCGGAGGATGCGCTCAAGGTGGACTGCGACCCGGCGACCGGCCTGGGTGGGGACGATGAGTATGACATGCTGCGCTACGGCTTGACCAATACCAAGCTGGTACAGGCACCCACCTTGACCAGGCAACAGGAATACTATAACCCCTTAGCGGGGAGGAACTTCTAACCTATGGCTGAGAACAAAGACGGCCAGTTCGACATGACCCTGATGAAGCAGGTCCAGGAACGGGCGCAATACCTGAAGAGCCTGCACTCCAAGCGTAACCTGATGGATGACCGGATGGAGCAGGCATTCCTTCTGAGCTGGGATGAGGAGACACGCACCCGGCGAGTGATGGAGAACGTCAAGATCACCAAGCACCCCGGCGCACGCAATGCCCTGCTCGGAGCCATGCGCCTGCTGATCGCATCCGACCCCCGCTTCAACGTACCCAGAGAGACCAACGACGAGCAGGCCGCCACCGAGAGTGAGCCCATAGAGAAGTTTGCCGATGTCATGTGGAAGATGGCCGGTAGGGTGAGACAGCAGCCCGTGCACTACGACGTGGTGATGAGCATCCTGACGTTTGCCGAGGCGCACATCGCCGTGACCAAGACGGCGGACATGGTGGAGGCTGCGAAGGGTGGGACGAAAGCCGCACAAGTGAAAGCAGAGAACATCGCTGCCCTTACTCCCTACGTGTTCGACGTGTGGGACCCGCGCACCGGATACCCAGAGCTGGATAACTTCGGACTGACCGCATTCTACCGGGAGGTCGCTACCACGTCGGGAACGGTGCTCGACCAGTTCGGGGATGCAGCTAGGTCGGTATTCAAAGACAGCAGCAAACGCTATGATGCCGTGACCCTGTGCCACTTCTGGGACTACGAGAACCGCTTCGTGTGGGTGAACAGCCAGGACAGGCCGCTGATCCAGGAGAAACATGGACTGCCATTCATTCCGGTGGTGGTGCAGGTGGGAGAGGGCAGCCGCATATTCTCCAAGCCGGAGTACCAGCGCCAGCCGTTCCTGTACACCATGATCGAGAGCGGGCTTTGGAGCAGGCAGAACCTGATGCTGACCGTCCTGTACACCCTGGCGTTTGCCATCGGTTCCAACCCGTTGTATGTCTACCAGGCCAACCAGCCCGGAAAGCAGATGACCATCGACTGGAGCAAGCCCGGCGGGGTGGCGGTGATCGAAGCCAATGAGAGTCTGGCTCCCATGCTCAAGCAAGTGCTCGATCCCAGCTTGATGACCGGCTATGACATCTCCACCCGGCTGGCAGAGGAAAGCACCATCTACGGTCAGACGTTGGGCGAGCCGCTGGGGAGCAACGCCCCCTTCTCGATGGCTGCGCTCATGCACCAGGCCGGCAGGCTCCCGCTGGTGGTGCCGCAGAAGCTGGCGAGCTGGGCGATAGCCGACGCCGTGAAGATGGCTTTGCTCTGGATGAAGGCAGACGGTGGAAAGGCAAAGGCCGGGTACAAGTACAAGGCGGCAGAGTTAAAAGCGGCAGATATTCCCGACAGCCTGGATATCGAGGCAGACCTGGACATCGACCTGCCCCAGGACATGCTGCAACAGGCCAATGTGTACAACCTACTGACCGGCGGAGACAACCCGGCAGTATCGGCGGAGTGGGGGCGCGAGAAGATACTCAAGATCAACCGCCCGAAGGAAGTGCAGAAGCAGATATGGAGCGAGAGGGCGGGCCTGACCGAATTCATGAACTACCTGCAAGACCAGATCGCGGTAATGCAGCAAAGACAGCAGCCTCCAAAGCAGCCACTACAGCAACCCCAGCAGATGCAAGGACAACCGCAAGGGCTTCCGCCTGAGATGATGCAGGGAGGGATGCAGCCGCCAGCGCCCATGCCAGGACAGCCAGGACCGCCGCCGTTAGAGCGCGGTGTAAACAACCGCCAGCGCATACCCCCGGAGATGCTGAGATGATGGACATCACCGATGCAGAGGACGCATACCTGAGCGGGCATTCCGAGTTCATGGAGTGGCAGGCAGAGTTTCAGGCGCTATGGTACGGTCCGCTGATGATGAGCACGCTCCGCGCCTTGATGGGGACGCTCCCGCCGGAAGTGCACAGCCAGTTGCGCAGCCACAACCCGCAGGCTTATGACACAGTGATGCAGATGATGGGAGGCAGCCATGCCAAAAGACGATGACTATATCCCAACCACCAAAAAGAAGACCACCTACGACTACACCAGCGAGGCAGCCAGGGCGAAATATTGGCCGAAGCCGGCCAGCGCGCCGAGACAACCGACTTGGCTGGAGCGGATGCGAGAGAGATGGCTGGCATGGGCGAGAGGGCGAAACACAGTGCAGTACGGTTCGCCGCGCTACGGCAGTCCTATGGTCTGGAACGTGAAGACCGGTCAGATTACGGACAACTATTACGAACCATCCACCGTATCGACCCAGGCGAGCAAGGAAAGAGAGTTCTACCGCAACCGGGCACGGTATGGAGGGGAGAGGCAGGCTGCAATAGCCGCAGCCGCCGCTAAGAAGAAGGGCAAAGGTGGCGTGCTGTATGGTGGTCAGGAAACTGGAATGACAGCCGCGCAACTCAGTGCAGCCTTCAAGAAATACTACGCCAACCAACCCTACCAGGCACTCTGGCGATCCAGGGGTTTCAATCGCTGGGTAGAGCCTGAAGTATTGCCGCCACCTCAAGGTGGTGGTTACGGTGGTGGTGGAGGCGGTGGTTACGGTGGTGGTTACGGTGGTGGTTACGGTGGTGGTGGAGGCGGTGGTTACGGTGGTGGTGGAAATGCTTATGTTCCTGAAGCCGGGTATACCGGGTATGGCGGGCCACAAGGCAGCACCTATCGCAACTACCCGCAGATGGTCAATATTCCGCGTTGGATGAGCACGCTGGTCAACTGGCGCATAGGATAACGGTATGGCGGGAACGCCGGACGATTATTACCTGCGCCACAAGCAGGACCTGCAACAGCAGAATATCCCAGGAGTTTACACGGGGCCGGGATCGTTTATTCCCAGGCGCATTACCACGTGGATCAAGCGACCGGAAGGCTACCATGTCTATGGCGAGTACAGGCTAACACCCCGCCAGTGGCGGGAGACGCTTGGCTTCGTGCCATCCTATTGGGAGCAGCCGCAACGCATCGCCCGCTATTATCACGCACTCAAGGCTCTGCCTCCTGGATCAGAAACACCCCCCTGGCTCAACCCGGACGAGATCGACTTCGCCTATAACTACCTGAGCAAACAGAACAACGGCGCTCCCTGGTGGCAATGGAAGTTCCTCAACCCGCAAGACCCAGGCAGGCAGTGGCTCCAGTCATTACAGCCGCCGCCGGACGATGCACTCTGGCCGGGAGAAGAGCAGTACCAACAGCAACCGCCGCAAGCATATCAGCCGCCGGAATACCAGACCTTGCCGCAGCCTGGCGAGGGCGGGATGACCGAGGAGCAGTACAACAACCTGCTGTGGTGGCAGAAGAGACTGGTGCAGCTCGGACAGATACCGGCAGCGCAGGCCGGACTGACAGCCGCAATCATCGGTGGAGTGCAGGGTGGACCAAAAGCAGGAGTGGTCGGCGGCTTGATCGGTACAGGACTTGGCGCTATCACAGGTCTAACGGAGACACCCGGTGTTATTGGTTGGGGTGCACGCGGGATAAGCAAACTCCTGACTTACCTGGACTATGAGGCAGAGTGGTTCGAGCGGTCGCAGGGCGTACTGGACCTGGCTCTCTACCGGGCGGGCGAGGAGACCCGCAAGCGCGGCATCATCGGCGGGGCAGATGCAGTTGCCGAGATATTGAATAACCTCCCTGAAGCATGGCAGGCGGCGAAGCTGACCTACGAAGCCGGGGCCGGGATCATCCCGACCGCACCGCTTGAGACGGTGAGAGGGTTGCTCTATCCAGGAGCACCAACCAAAGCCTGGACGCTCACTAGCCCGCAGATGGTGGAGATACCCGGCGAGAAAGCCAGACTGAACGCAATCTACGAAGCTTTCCAGAGGATCCACGGCGGCGAGAATACCGAGGACGTATGGAATGATGTATCCTCCAGGTTCGGACTGAGCGGGCAGTACCGGGAGTTGATGGGGCACATCGTCCTCGACCCGCTGAACGTGATCGGCGGGCTGGGACTGTTGGGAGAGCTGGGAGTAGCCTCTGCCACCGGCAATAAGGCGCTCAAGCTGGCGGTGCTATCTCAGGAAGGACTGCGACCGCTGGAGGCGCTGGAGAGGTACGGGAAGATACTGCGCACCACCGAGGACGTGGGCGACATCGCCAAGATGGGCAAGCTCTCGCGCTGGCTGGGAGGGATAGACACTTTCCGAGAGGCGCTTACCGGAAGAAGGACGAGGGCGCTTGGAGAAGTTGTAGACGTATCGAAGGGCGGCAAGGGAGCGTTCAACTACCTGTTCCACCTGACCCCGCAGGCGCGGGCGACCGAGGTGGTGAACAACTCCGCCAAGTTGGTGGGTGGCGTGTTGGACATGGCAAGAGACACAAACGGCGAGTTCGACCCGGCGCAAGCAGCCAAGTACGTGCACGGCATAGCAGAGATGCCGCGAGACCTGGCGCGTGAGTTATCCGTAAACGCATTGAACGCGCCCGATGGAGTAGCCGCAACGCTGGCTCTCAAAGATGTTGCCGTCAAGACCGACGCTATTGCGGCGGCATACGAAGCGAGCAAGCCACGTTTGGCCGCACTCCAGAAGCTGTCCGATATTACCGGGCAGCCATTGGAGAAAGTCATATTAGACCTGACCGATGAAGCCGGGGCGAAACGGATACTTTTACAGGTGCAGGAGCTGGCAGCCAGGAGCGATGCGCCCGAAGCCAAAGAACTACTCGCCGCTATTCAAGGTCCGCAGGCAGGGATACCCGGACTGGAGACACTGGACGCCGGGATGCTGCAAGAGCTGGCCAAGCCGTTCCAGGGAGAGAAAGGACTACCCACGCGCCCGGAGATGGTCAAGGCGCTCATGCAGGACGTGATCAACGACACCACCGCGCAGTGGGCGGTGGACTGGTTCGGGGTCAAACCCGATCCGGGCTGGGTGCGCCTGGCGGATACGGTCAAGGCGGCGCAAGCTAAGGTTCTTTTGGGATACAACCCAACCTACTTCCTGAACAACACGATCAATAACATCGTCACCACGGCCAGCGAAGGGCTGTTCGGAATACGCAGCCCAGAGCAGATGGCGCGGGTGTGGGAGCGCATGGGGATACAGTCGCCGCGCTTCAAGGCTGGTTTCGGCGTGGACGCCAGTGGCATGGAGCAGGCGCACCGCATCATCCGTGAAGCGACAGTAAGCAAGGGAATGCTGGAAGGAGTGCGGCGCTGGTTGGGCAGCAAGAGCGTCAAACGTTTGGAGGTGTTCGGCAATCTTTCGGGCTGGGTGGAGCGTATGTCCAGTGAGCAGGCAATGACCAGCGGGATCGTGCAGTGGATGGGACGCACCTGGCGCAAAGATGTGGGCTTCAACGGTATGAACCCCATGTTGGAGCAGAGGCTGGCGGCCATTGACCCAAAACTACCGGAGGCTGTATATGCAGGCATCGAGCAGGGCTGGAACCAAACGGAGATCGAGAAGAACATCTGGCAGGGACTGGCAAGGCGGTCTATGTTGCAAGCCGTACCGGAGATCAGCAGAAGGACGGGCATACCCGAAGCAGACGTAGCCGAAGCCCTGTATTCTGTAGGAGCGACCTCCCCGGAGACCGCTGAGGCATTAGCGAAAGCGACTGACCCAACAGCAGTCAACCGGATACTCAGCGATATCGAAGACCAGGCGCACCAGCACCTGGATGACCTGGCGGCGCAGAACGTGGAGATGGAAGCGGTCAAGGCCGCCAACCGGGTGACAGGCGAGGGCGCGCAGGCAGCCTTAGAGATATACGACAAGATGGTCTATGACTACGCCGATAACTGGTTCCAGCACTTCGTCCGCACAGACCAGGCAGCGCAGCAAGTCGAAGCCGTGCGCGGCATGGGCGGAGCGGCAAACCTGATCTGGGAGAACCTGGACGCACAGGAGCGCAAGGCATGGGCAAGGTTGAACACCCGGCAAGAGGCGCAGATGGCGGGCGTGGCCTCTGGACTGGGGCTGGACAGCGACACATCCAGGCGCATGGTGGGATACCTCACCGAGCAGCACAACACATGGCAGGATTTCTACAACCTGCGCCGCGAGCAGTTCGGGGCATTGCAGCGAGGCGAGATCACCTTCGACCAGCTCACCGAGACCGCGAACCGGGCATACGAGGAAGCATTTACACGGCAGGAAACCGCTCTGGATGGGATGGACGGCGAGTTCGTCAACTTGATCACCAGCCAGTTCGGGGAGCAGGCCGGGCAGGTGGCGAGCACGTGGAGGCAGGGGATCAAGGATATCCGCACCAAGATGCACACCGACATGGTAACGCACCGAGCGGGCGGGCAACAGACCTGGCGGCAGTTCCTGAGCGGCCCATACTTCGACGGCATCCGAGGACTGTTCGAGCAGAACCTGGAGGGAGCGCGGCAGTTGTGGAGGACGGCCACAGGTGGACAGGAACCTATACCTGGACCGGCAGCCCCACAGACGCCGGAACTGGCAGACATCGACTGGAAGCTGGGAGGCTCCAACATCGAAGCAGGCAGGGCAGAGCAAGCAGCAAGGCAAGCGGTCCAGCAGGAAGCCAACGTGCGAGCGGGGGAGATCAGGAAGATTGCCGCTGAACTGGCTCCCGCTGAACTGGCAACCGCCACACCGGAAGGACAACCGCGGTTCGTGGATCGGTACATATTGAACGTGGTCAACGAGCACGGCGGGAAGCAGTACACCGACCTGACGGAAGTCGAGCCGGAGGTAGCTAGGAAAGCTATCACAGACTGGCAGGCAGAGAAGGCAGCCGAAGCCGCCAAAGCGGAGCAAGCCCGCCAGGCGCAGCAGGTGATGAACCTAGAAGCGGTAGTCGAGAAGCCTACCTACAAAGAGCGGGTAGCTGCCAACGCAGCCGAGGCAGCCAAGCGAGCCGAAGAGATTGCGGCAGAACTCAAGCAACCTACGGCGCTGGAGGCAGCGCGGGTGGCTTATGCAGAAGGGGATATCAACAAAGCCTTTGAGTTGGCCGTGTATGGATCAAAGAAAGAAGCGCGTGAGATCATCAAGGAGTTTCCAGACCTGG